CAGCCTGTGCTTCGGCGTTCTTCTTGCGGTAGTACTCCACCGAGTTCGTGCCCTTCAGGACCATCTTCACTTGATGGCGGGGCAGCTCCAGTTTCTCGGCAGCTTCCTTGATCGAGCGGTACACGATACCCTCGATGGTCACGGGCTTGCTCACCGCTTCCGAGATACGGCGACGACCATCTTCCGTGATCGCACCCTTGCGGATGGTTTCCTTGGCTTCCTCGATGGCTTCTTGTGCCTTCTCAACAGACATGTCACCCAGATCGACCATGAAGACCTTGCGCTCTTCGACCGGGACGAGATCTTCGGCTGTGGTGCCGTTCAGGCCGGATGCGAGATCCGTCAGCGATTCGGTCACGAACGTGGCGTGCGTGTTGTAGCCAGCCGGGACGAGTGTGTCCTTGTACAGAGTCGAGACCAACTCATTGGCTTCGAACACGTCTTCGGTGTGTAGCAATGCTTCCCAGCGGAAAAGCTGAGGGCCGTACTGACGAAGGGCTCGGTGGAAGATGTCTGTGTCGCCGCGTGCACTCTCGTGCGTCATTCGGGCGGTGGGCCAGTCAAAATCGACGCCGATGTAGGACTTGCCGTTGATGCTGTTGGTGGCACGGTAAACCGTGTATGTCATGTTGAAAATCCTTTCGGTTTGGGTTATTTAGGTGTCCAAAACTGCCCGCCCAAAAGGACTACGGCCCCCGGCAATTGAATGCAAGGGGCCGCGATACTGTTTCCACACATGGTGGATCAGCTGACCTTAGCCAGTGATGTCAGCGTCTTCGAACCAGTTGTACACGAAGGTGCACTGGAACACTTCGACCTGATTGTTGTTCTCCCAGTCCAGTTCGATGGCACCGATGTCGATGGGCATCGCGTCAACCAGACGGACCGTCTTCAGCTCTGTGCCGTTGCGGTCCAGCTGCGTCACAGACAGGTCGATCTGGTAAGCCGCAGGACGGATCTCGCCAGAGTTGTCGGTGATGTTGTTGAAGCCATGCGACCAGCGTGTCAGTGCATCGCGGATCAGGAAGTCCTCGTTGTAGACGGCCACGGTCCACGGCTGGAACTCACGCTCGCCAGCGACTTGGATCGCGCGACCGTTGTAGTACACCGGGATGGCAGCGACTGTCGAAGAAGGCAGCTGCGCGGCACGCACATGGAATTCACCGAGTGCAGCAGCGTTGACGCCTTCAGGAACGAGGTTCGCAGGGAAGCTCAGGTTCACACGGAACTGGTTCGGGCGAACCAGACCGTTTGTGAGTGAGGCACGGAAGCCAGTGATGTTAGGCATGTTCTTTTCCTTGTTCTTCTTGGTTTACGCCCACCAGCCGATTAGTGCTGGATCTCGCTGAAGGACACGTCGCTGCGGACCGCGATGAATTCCAGCGACACGAAACGAATCGCGCCGATGGGCTTCACGTAGATCTTGGCTGCGAATTCCTTGCGAGCCTTCACTTCGCCCGTGTTGACAGTTTTGCCCACGTCGATCAGGAATTCCTCGATGCCTTGGCGACCTTGGATGTCGCGCAGGTACGGGTTCATCATGTTGACGAACAGCTTGGCCGTCAGGTCGTTGTTCTGCTCGAACAGCTGGTACTTGGCCGCTGTCGAGATCGCCTTCTCCATCACGATGAAGAGGCGGCGCACGCTCGCTTGATCGAACGCAGACGCACGGTTCGTCAGCATCTTGTCGCCAAACAGCACGGTGCCGTCGCGCAGGAATGTGACCACCGGGTTGACGGCGTTCTGGAAGAGGCGGTCGCGTTGCGATTTGTTCGGGTTCGTCGCCAGCTTGACCACGTTCTTGATCTGGCCGCGTGTGAGACCCGCGAACGAGAACCACGGATCATTCGTCTGGTCGGTGCGCGCGGCGAGGCCAGCGATGTCACCGTTCAGCGGGATCCAGCGGAACACGTCGTTGTACTTGTCGTACTGGTACTTGTAGCCCGAGTCGAGGAACGCGTACGTGCTCGAAGGCATCGCATTGCGGAACGCGACGATGTCGTCGATGTTGGCTGACGTGGAACCCACGATCACCGAGCCATCCGACACCTTGACAGGCGACACGAAGACGATGCAGTCCTTGCGCACTTCACCGACGTTGCTGATGATCCAGTTGGCCAGCGTCGAGGACGCCTTGCCAGTCATCACCAGCGAAATGTCGTACGTCTGGTCGTCAGCGAACAGGCCGAAGGCCGTTTCGAGTTCACCATCGGTCGCACCCCAGCCGTCCACGCCACCAGAGAGGCTGTACGTCAGGTTGTACTTCAGGTTCTTGAACGCGAGGCCAGCACCCAGCTGGGAACCCCATGCCGTGCCCGTGCCTTGGTCGGCAGATTGCGGATGGTCCATCCACCACACATAGGCAGACTCGCGGTTCAGCGCAGTCTTGTAGTACGCGGATGTGCCGTCGTAACGCTTGGCGTCGAGGGCCTTCGACACGTTCTCGAACTTCTCCAGCACAGAGCCGGGAACGCCAGAGAACAGGCCGTCTTCATCGACCACCACCATGTGCAGGCCGTCTTGTGTCGAGCCCATGTTCAGGGCCGTGTCCGACACGAGCGGGGCACCAGCGAACTGGCCGCTGTATTCCCACTTGCCGATCACCGACAGGCCGGAAGCGTTGTTGTCGTACACAGAATCCACCGTCAGCGACGTGGCTGAAGCGATGGTCACGACCTTCTTGGTCACGTCCGAGCCGTTGATCGTCACGACGATGTAGTCACCAACAGACACTTCCGTGGTGAAGGCAGTTGACGTGCCAGTCACGACAGCAGACGCGGCTTGAACCTGCACGGTACCCGTCAGGGTGCGTGAGAACGTGTTGGCGTCAGCGAAGGAAACCTTCAGGCTGTTGCCCTTCGAGCCGGGGTACTTGGCGGCAATCATGCCGACCGAATTGCCGCCGTTGACGAACGTGTTGTCGTAGTCGTCGCGGTTCTTGACCTTGACGGCAGTACCTGTCGCCACGGCGTTGCGCATCGCAGACGTTTCGGCGCGCACCATCAGCAGATCGCTGGCGTACGACAGGAAGTTGTACGAGGTGAACCACGCTTGGAAGTTCTGTGACTTCGGCTTGCCGAAATTGAGCAGATCGAGTTCGTTCGTGACCTGAGTCACGTATCCGACCGGACCCCACTCGAACTCGCCAGCGAAAGCGCCAGTAGTCGTAGAGACGGCATTGACGTAGCCAGTCAGGTCTGTCTCTTTGACTGAGACGGCTGGGCTGAGTTGAATAGCCATGGATTACTCTCCAATGTGAGAAAATGGGTTTGTGTGCTGGTATTTAGAGAAAAGGCTCTCAATGCCTCTTGACAGCAAACCCGGTCCGTGGCAAAATACGAGGATGGAAAAACCTGACTGGCGAGCGGTTGCGATTTCGTGGTGGAAAGACCGTCACGACATCACGTCGTGGTACGTCCTGATCTCGGTGGAAGCCGGGATCCATCCGTACGCGGGGGATCCGCTGTGATCGACCCCGACTGGGTCCAGTTCTACAGGGACAACGGCTTCACGCTGCTGACCGATCAGAAGCCGCCCCTGAACACCCCGTTCAAGGCCGCACGCGTCGTGCAGGATTTCGGCTTCGGTGGCGTGCGCCTTCGCACGCGGCGCATCGAGGTGGAAATGGTGCAGACCGAGCACGACGTCTATTACGACACCCAGAACAAGGAAACCGTCCCGTACGGCCAGATCGAAGCATGGCGCTGACCGATCCCGTCTTCGACGTCCTGCGGGCCGCAGTGACCATCGCGCGCAATGAGAACTTGCGCAACACCAAGACCATGAAGATCCGGCTGTCGCAGCTCGGATACGACGAGCCAGATATCGACGCGGCCATCCTCTTCTGGGTCAAGCACGTACGTCGAGCCAATTCACAAGCATGATCGACATCAGCCCATTCACCGAAGAACAGTGGTACGCGATGTGCTCAGCGCACCTGTCGCTGCCCGAGCCGCTGGCCAAGGCTGATCGCACCAAGCCGTTCATCTACGACCGCAAGTGGGGTGTGTTCCACTGCCCGTTCGGCCATCACACCAGCGGGATGCGCGTGTTGCTTGGCTTCCATCTGGGCGAGAAGATCGACCCGATCCAGATGAGCGCATTCGACGCCGCCGACCTGTACCTCGAAAAGATCCCCGGCACGGCCTTCTTGTCGGGCGTCGGCAGTCGTCTGGTGCGGGCGTGGAGCCCGGACAGCCTCACAGTTGTCGAGAAGCGTTTGCTCGGCCCCATCGACTACATCGGAACGTAAATCATGAAATTCTGGATTGGTGTTCTCGCCGTGTTCGGCGTCATTATGGGATTCTTATTCTGGACCGCTTCTCACTACGACCAGCGTCACGAACAGGATTGCATCGGACGGTGGGCGCAGAACTACGGCGCGAAGTACGAGCGGCAAACCGCCCAAAACGTGTGTCTGGTACGCACGAAGGATGGGCGTTACGTTCCCGAAAGGAACATCAAGGAAACGACGCAATGAGCAAACCGTTCTGGATCGTCACCGAGGACGTCGGCTACCCAGAGGCGTGGCTGGTTGTCAGATTGGCTGATGGGACGATCCATCCCATCGAAGGTCCATTCAAGATCCAGCGATGACGGTCAATCCACCGCCGTCCAAACCAGATCCCAAGAAGACTTCGTTTCCCCGTCCGCGCTCTTGAAAGCACCGAATGGATGGCGCTCGTCATCAACCTTCGAGGCGGCGCTGCCGTTGTCGAAGAAGCCAATCGGCAGGAATGATTCTTCGACTTGGCGGATCTGGTTGGCCACGAATTTCTCGCGTAGGCTCTCATCGAAGAGATCCTTGAAGATCGGCTGGTTCGTGAGATAACCGAAGATCACGAGGCACATCATCAGGTCGTCGTTCTTGCCTTCTTCGGCTGCGAAGCTGACGCCCTTGCGCGCGAACGTGGACATTTCGTGGATGATCGCCATTTCGTTGATGGTGATGTTGTCGCCCTCGACGATGTTCTTGATCTGATCGCAGCCGATAGTCTTGCTCTTCTTGGTCGTCTTCAGACCCGGCACCAGCTTCGCATCCCCACCCTCAGCGATCTTTTCCTTGGTTGGGGTGGACATATACATGTTCTCGTATTCGAGATCGTAGAAGAGGATGTCGGCCACCTGTTGACCCAGATCGTTCGTCTCCACGAGCACGTACGCATCGTTGTACCACTTGGCCGTCTTGTAGATGATCTCTGGGTACACCAGAGTCGAGACGGTGTTGCAGCGGTACACCGCCGCCACGTTGTACGGATGCACAGAAATGTCGATGACGACGAAGGTGGAATAATCCAGATCGACGCCGCGCGAGACGTCCACCGTGATCACGTACGCATGACCCTTCTCGGGTAGCGCATACTGGTTCAGGAACGGGATGGGCTCGGCAATCGGCGTGATGTGTGGGATCGTGCCGATCTTCTCGCCGTCGATCAGCGTGGCGCTCGAACCGAGGAACGCGCACTCGATCTCTTGGCGGTACTTCAGCTTGCCCAGAGACGCGAGTTCGCCATCGGCCCATGCCTGCGTACGCTTGGGGTGCTCAGACCAGTGCGATTCGACCCATACGAAACCGTTGGTGTTGTCCTTGGCTTCGGTCCACATCTTGTAGTAGTGGTTCATGCCCTTGGGGGTGGACACGATCACCAGCTTGGATGTCTGCGATGACGAGATCGTCGGGAACACCGACGAAATGAATTCTTCCGCGAGCTTCGCCCCGAGGTGCGCGAATTCGTCGAGGAACAGGAAGTTCAGGGACAGACCACGAACGGCAGACGGTGACGTCGCGCACGCGAAGCAGGCCGAGTTGTTCTCCAGCTGGAAGGAACGCTTGTTCCATTCCTTGACGCCTTGCTGGAGCCACTTGGGTGTGTTCTCGATGATGAACTGCACGCGTGAGAAGATCTCTTGCGCGACCATCATCTTGTTGGCCAGAATGCCTGCGCGCTTGTTCGCGTTGAACAGCACGTACCATGCGATGAAGCCAGCCAGCGTCGTAGACTTACCAGCCTGACGGAACAGCTTGCCGATGATCTTGCGGTTACCCTGAATCGCCTTGATCAGCTTCTTCTGGAACGGGAACAGCTTGAAGGGAACGATGCCGTCGTCCAGTGAGACGATCTTGGCGTAGTTCTCCAGAAAGTAGATTGGGTCTTTGCGGCACTTCTTGTACTCATCGACCTGATGCTGCGACATTTCGATGACTTCCCCTACCGATTTCAGGTAAGGGTTGCCCATGTAACCCTTCGAGACCTTGCCCTTCTTGATCTGGGTCTGGGTCTTGGGCCACTTCTGCATCGGTGCAGCCTTGAATTTGACTGCGTCCGGTTTGAGAACCTTGTTGGTTTCGAAGGTCATCAGGCTTCGAGGATGACCTTGATGTCCTCGATCTGGTCGATGGCACGGGTCGTCGGACGGCGGTGTTCCATGTACAGGATCTCGCCTGACATGATGTCGATCTCGCCGTTGCCCTTCGTCGAGAGCGTGCCGGATGCACCAGACGATCCACCCACGACGCTCTCACCGATGGAGAACGTGCCCGAGTTGGAGCTGGTCTGGTAGTAGCGGATCTGCTTGTTGACCGAGTCGTACGAGACCACCACACCCGTGGCACCAGAAGTGCCGCCAGTGATCGTCTCGTTGACCGTGAAGGTACCCGTAGCCGACGAGAACGTCAGCAGGGGGTTCGCACGATACGTTGTGCCCGTGGCGATGGTCGTCGTACCATACAGGTACGGATCCTTCATGATGCCCACGCGACGGAAGCTGTTGCCCACGGGGAAGTCGCCCGAGCCTTCGTCGTACGACAGCTGTACGTCGAGGATCAGGTAGTACGCACCCAGCTCGCGCGTGATGTCGTAGCCGTGGCCGTTCTGAGGTGAAATGATGGCCGTGCACGTTGCGCCAGTGCCGCCACCGCCCACGGTGACAGTGGCCCATGTGTAGCCCGTGCCAGCCGCCGTGATCGTGATCGCAGTGACCTTGCCCAGAGAGTTGGTCGTGGCCAGAGCCGTAGCACCTGTGCCATCACCCGTGATCGTCACCGGGACTGTGGTTGAAGAGGCCGTGTAGCCCGAGCCTTGGTTGACCACCTTGATGAAGGCCAGAGCGCCGCTGACAGCAGCCTGCTCGACGAGGTACTGGTTGTAGTATGGATCCGAAGAGCCGGGGTTCGCGCCGACCTTCTTGACGGGTGAGAAATTGTTCGTCTGGAACTTGGTCGCAGCAGACGGCGGCACCGTGGCCATGTACTTCCAGATGTAGCCATCGGCTGTGGTGAACTGCGTCGTGCCCGTGCCAGTGGGCTTGACCGTTGATGCCACGCCACCACCGTTGTAGATGCACTTGTAGATGTTGTAGTCGTCTGTGACCACGTAGAAGTTGGCATCGAAGAGGCTCGCAGGCGTCGTCGCAGAACCAGTCGTCAAATCCACACCAGCGACGGTACCATCGTAGTCATGACGGTACATGTCGTAGAAGCGACCCGAGACCCATGCACGGTTGGCGATGCCCAACGTAGCGTCCGATGACTGGATGCGCTTGACAGCGAGCATGTCCCGACGCGCTTGCAGCTGCATGGCACGCGAATCCACCGGGGTGTCCGGTGAGTTGTCGTTGGCCCATGGCAGCGTCTTGCCGATGAACAGGTAGTGCTTGGTCGAGCCGCTTGTGATCGAGGCCAGAAGCTGCTCGGCGTCGAAAACCTTGGCGCGGGAAGTGATGATTGCTGTCATGTGTTGGTCCTGTGGGGTAGCCTTATTTACCGGGTCAGATCAAAGTTCCATTCACGCGGATCTCTGAACCCCGGTTGAGGTAGGTGTGTTGGGCCACGTAGCCCGTGACGTTGTCGTTCGTGTCGTACGCGTAGACGTCCGTGAATTTCAGGTTCGCGAAGTTCGCGATCAGCGTGTCCGACTGGTACGGGCTGTCCTGCGTCGAGCCGATGTAGTCGAACTTCCAGTGATCCAGACCAGCGTAGCTGCCGCTGTTCGGATCGTTGAAGAACACTTGCTGGGTCAGCGTCATCTGGCCGATGGCAGGCTTGAAGCCCATCGCCAGCAACGTCTCAATGTTCACCGTGGAGTCGAACTGCTCGATCACGCGCAGGCCGATTTGCACGAACGTGTCCGAGCTGACTTCGCCAAACATGGCCAGACCAGCCGGGTGGATCAGGCGCTGCACGATGTTCTTGTACGTGTCGGTGGACTGAGCCGACTTGATCACGTACGAGAAGTCTTGGTAGAACTTCGAGTCTTGGATGCGCTTGGTCGCTTCCGAGATCTTGCCGTCGAGGTTCGCGAACTTCTTGGACGTCAACGCGAGCGTACCCATGTCGAAGACGATGGATGCGGGGCGCATGTCGATCACGCGGCAGGTAGCACCGGATGTCGCGCCTTGCAGCGTGCGGCGCACCAGATTGGCAGAGGATTGCTCATTGACCATGACGCCGCCGTCTTCGGTCAGGAACACACCCACACCACCTTCGATGCCGATGGCGCGTCGTGTGACTTGGCCATCCAGAAGAATCTCGTTGTTGATGACCTTGCCGACCGTGGCCGATGTCGTCTGAGACACCAGTTCCTCATTCAGGATGCGCGTGCCATCCTCATTGAGCAGCGAGAAGTAGTTCTCGGTCAGCAGGCATTCATCCAGCAGGGTCAGGGACTCGCCGGGTGTGAACGTGCCCACGGGATCGGTGATGACGCCGCGTGTGGGTAGGTTCGTCTCGGTCAGCTGCACGTTGTGATCCCGGCCCAGATCCGATGTGACCACCTCCAGCACGCGGCCAATCGTGGACGAAACGGGCAAGAACTTGCCTGCATGTGCACCCGTGATCACGGGCAGATCCGAATAGGCCAAGCCGGGGTTGACCACGTTCAGCTTGGTGATCACGCCTGCATCGACAGCTGCCACCGACACCTTCAGGCCCGAGCCACCCGTGCCCGTGTTGTCCACAGTGAGCAGATCACCCACGGCGTAGCCGGATCCACCATCGAGGATCAGGACGTCTTCGACGCGGCCCAGACCAACCTCTGACAGACGCGCGACGAAATCGGTACCCAAGGCATCGTACAGAGACACGGTCGCACCAGCCTCGTAATACGCACCGCCAACGCGTACTTGCGCAGTGGCTGGGGTTGGTGGCAGCATGACCTTGATCGTCTGCTCGTCGCCGTTCTCGTCGGTCCAGTGGGCGTATGCCTCTTCGCCGTAGCGGAACGTGCCATCGACCGACAGGGGCTCGACGTAGATGTCATAGAAGGTGTCGGTACCATACGACTGGCCGATCACGTTCTGCACCAGCAGGGATGCAGCCGGATCGTCTTGGCGCAGCGTGAGGCCGATCAGGCCGAAGGGATCACCATCGACAGCTGTGGAGCGAATGACGTAGTCAGTTTCCCACTTGCCGTCCGACACGCGCAGCATGTCCACCTTGGGGGTGTAGATCTCGACGTCTTCGCCGTACAGGATCCGGAACAGCAGCTTGTAGCTCTTGATCGTGCCCTTGGACTGGTACAGGTCGTAGATGTGCTTGGCCAGCAGGCGGCGATCCACCTTGGCATCCAGCGGGATGTCCTTGACTTCTTCCCAGAAGTGGTTGACGAACCGATCCAGCGTCTTGTCCACGTCGAGGAACGTGAGCGCATTGCGGATGTAGTCGATGGAGTAGCCATCAGCCTCAAGCCACTCGTAGTACGCATCCAGAAATGCGACGAACAGGGGCTTTTCCTCCACCACGAAGGATGGAATTTGATGCGCTAGGGTCGAGCGAACTGGAAGCTTCATGAAGTCAGCGTCGGAACGTGATCAGCCACATCCGGCGCTTCAACGATCACCTTGACCGTGATGTCTTCCTTGTTGATGGCCAGAATCGTGTTGCGCACCGAGAACAGGTCCGAGGACGCCGGGTTCACGGTGATCGTGATGGTTGATGACGTGGTGATGATCAGGCCATTGATCGAGAGCTTGCCCTTGGCGTAGTCAACTGTGCCCACGTTGGGGTTGACGATCTTCTTGACGCCGCCATCCAGCGAATACATGCGCAGGATGCCTGCCTCATCGTCGATGTAGTAATCGGTTGTGGAACCGTAGATCCGGAACGCGGACGTCTGGATCTGTTGGGCGATGTTCGAGGACGCCTTGATCGGGTTGTTGAACGCCACCTCGTACTTGGTCAGGAAACCCACGTTCGGTTTGAGCGTCTTCTTCATCCGCACCGTAGTGATGTTCGACAGGATCGAGTTGTCGATCTCGTCGATGGCCTTGACGAACGGCGAGAAGCGCAGGTTCTTGTTGAACTTGTTGATCGTGGCCGCGAGGTATGTGTAGATGTCGTCCGTGGCGATGGACTTGATCGCCTCAGCCGAGTACTGTGATGAGATCTGGTCGAAGTAGATCGTCGAGTTGATCGTGAGATACGTGTACTCGGGGTCCACGATCTCGGGGATCACCGTCACGATGTTCTTCTTCTTGATCAGCTCGTTCTTGATGAACTGCTTGTTCGAGGACGTGAGCACGTCGGTCGAGCGCAGGGGCTTGATCGACACGAACACCTTGCCGTACACGGGTGGGTCGTTGCGCTCACCACCCCACACCGAGATCGAGTCGCAGGGGAACAGATCCGGGATCACGGCTTCGTAATCGGGGGCCGTCACGGCTCGATCCTGAGACAGGATGCGGCGCTGCGCGTTGAACTTGATGGACTCGGTATCCTCGAAGTCTTGGCCACCGATGGCCGCAGACACGGTCGTGACCACGATGTTGTCGTAGCCGCCGATGGAATCGTTCAGGTCGAAGTTGAAGCAACCGTTGCCCGTGGTCTTGTTGG